CGGACCAGCTGCACCAGCGCCACAGGCGCATAAGGCTGCACCGCGGCAAGGCGGCGCACGGTGCGTGACAGCCTGTCGCTGCCGTATTTCTGCGCAGCCTGCGCCGCTGTCATGCTGAAACGCCGCACCACGGTATCCACTCTGCCCGCGGCATCGCAGGCCCATGCAAAATCGCCGTGCGGCACAACGCAGAAACGCATCACCCGCTGCGGGTCGGCCTCCATATACATATCCGCGCTGCCGTACGCGGCCAGTGCCGTAAACAGGGCATGCGAATTCTGATAAAAATTCGACCCCGCAAGAGCCGCGTACAACGCCGCTTCCACGTCATCCAGCCAGCGGCGCACCTCGGCGGATTCCATAAGCCCCCTGTCTGCAAGGCGCAGGCGGAACCACGGTCTGGCAGGCGGTGTCAGCCCGCCCTGAAGCCCTGCCGCGAGCACCCGCAGGGCACGGGTTGCCGTGGCATCGATGATGCGCTGTCCGCGGCGTCCCTCCGGACGGGCCGTGCCCTCCTGCCATGATCCACCGCCATATCCGGCGCCGGTCACATAATCGGCCACCTCGCGCCAGCGGCTGTCCCACTCCCCCCGCTGCGACTCGATGTACGCCGCTGCACCGCGGGCTTCTTCCAGCGTGCTTATGCTCATGGTCATTGTCCCAGCAGTGTTTTGGACTGCACACCCGCCGGTGAGCTGTCACCCAGTGCTCCGGTGAGCAATGTCGCTCCGGCCCCGCGTGCCTGAAGAGCGGCACGCCTGTCCTGCTCGCGCGTGGTCCGCTGCTGTTGCGCATCACCGGTTTCCACCGGCATCGGCGGTTCCGGCGGCAGCGGCGCAGACGGCACGGAAGCTCCCTTGCCTATTCCTCCGCCTCCTCCCATACGAACCTCCCTGTGTTTTGTGTTGCGGCATGACTGCCCGGCGGCACCGGCGCCGCCACGCATGAAGGCACCCTATACGGTGCTTTACCGCCGCAACGGCTGCAGAGGGGTTGCAGCGGGGTATGAAAACCCTGCCGGAACTGTAGGGGCAGCCTTGACCGCAGACGGTGCGGGGCGGCGGACAGCCCCTGTACAGCAGACTGCGCGGCGCTGCGGACGAGACTGGACAAGTGTCAATGAATGCCGCATGATAGCTTTACCGCACACAACCTGTTTTTTTCGCGCCGCCGCCCGCACCCTGTGGTGCCATGCCGCGCAAACACGGGAGCCGTACTCTGAAAACCCGCGCGCTGTACGCCATTACCGGCATCGCCGTTTGCGTCCTGCTGGCCGCTCTGGTCTTTTTTGCAGTACGCCATCTGCCGGAACCTGCCGCCCCGCTGCCCGGACAACAGACGGAAAACGGCCGCCAGTTACGGCGCCGCCTGCTTGAGCAGGGTATTTTCAAACCGTTCACCGGCGATATCGACGCCATCAGACGACGCAAAGTGCTGCGCATGCTGGTGCCGTACAACCGCACAGACTATTTTCTGGACGGCGCTGCCCAGCGCGGCCTTGCCTACGACACCGGCACCGCTTTCGCCGGCTGGCTAAACAAACGGCTGGGACTTACCGGCACACGCCGCATCTCGCTGCTGTTTATTCCGGCAGCCCCCGACGATATGCTGCGCATGCTGCGCGAAGGACAGGGGGATATGATCGGCTACGAATGCCTTGTGCCCGGAACACTGCCCGACGACGTGACCGCAGCCGGACCGTGGTCGCGCACCGCACAGGTTGTGGTGGTCTCGCGGCAGTCCGTGCCCCCCCTGCAATCCCTTGCGGAGCTCTCCGGAAAAACTGTGTATGTGCTGAAAAACAGTGCTGTCGCACAAATTCTGGACGCCACAGCGCGCACTATGACAACCACGGGGATTCCTGTGCGCGGCATGGCGGTGGAAGGCGGACTGACGCAGGAAGACCTGCTGGACATGGTGAGCGGCGGCAGCATAGCCTTTGCCGCGGCAGAAGCGGATAAAGCAGCGCTGTGGGCGCGCGTGCTGCCCGACCTGCAGGTACACGCCAACGCCCCCCTGACAACGAACGCCACCCGCGCATGGCTGCTGCGCAGTGACACGCCGCAGCTGAACACCCTGTGCAACGAATTCATACGGCAGTACAGACGCACCACCGACTATGCATGGCTGCGGCAGAAATATTTCAGCCGCACCACATATGTGGCGGATGGCGGCCGTTCGCAGGAACTTGCCAGACTGGAGGCCACGCTGCCGCTGTTCATAAAGTACGGCGAGCAGTACGATTTTGCCCCGCTGCTGCTGGCTGCGCAGGGGTATCAGGAATCGCGCCTGAACCAGCAGGCACGCAGTCACAAGGGGGCTGTGGGCATCATGCAGCTGCTGCCGGCTACGGCTGCCGCCAGCCCTGTGGGCATCACCGATATTTCAACACCGGAAAACAACATCCATGCCGGAGTGAAGTACCTCGCCCATCTGCGCGACACCTATTTCGATTCCGAAGGCATAAACTATCTGGACCGGATGCTGCTTTCGTTCGCCGCATACAACGCGGGGCCCGGCAATATCCGCAAGGCGCGGCGAGCGACAGCGCAGATGGAACTGAACCCCGATGTATGGCGCAATAACGTGGAAAAAGGCGTCGCTGCCACCATCGGACAGGAACCTGTACGCTATGTGCGCAATATAATAACTTATTATATTGTTTTTCAGCTGGTGCGCGAACATCGCCACATCCGCGATGCGGCTCTGCAGCAGCTGGATATCGCGCCGCACTTCACCCGCTGATCCGTGCCGCGCCGTGCCTCCTGCTGCAGCTGCTCCAAACGGCGCGCACCGCTCAAAAAATATCGCTTAAATCAAGACTGTTACGCCATGGCTGCCGCAATCTAATTAAATATAATAGGCCTTGCCCGCAGCACTGGGCATGATGGCTTTGTTGCCTGTTCCGGGTATGAAGAAATATACCGGACAAATGGTCTCCCCCAGCCATATGTCCGCGACAGCCCGGAAAAAAGGGCGTGTCCCGGCAACATTACGGAAAGCCGTCCGGCTTGCCGCACTCCTTGCGCCCCGCCAACTCCCGCTGGCGGGGCGCTCTGCCGTATGCAAAACAGCGGGCCGCCCGTTGCTTCATCGCAAAGGGCGGCCCGCTGTTTCTGATGCTGTGCCAAAAAATTATGCAACCGGTCATCATAGCCGCAACGTGCCGTTCAAACCGGCCCCCCGTCCCCGGGCCGCAGCCACGCCCGCAAAGCCCTGCCCGTCCGGGGCGGTTCGCAATTTGCGCCGCTGCGTAGTTACGACCGCTGAAAACGACGCGCCGGCCCTGTTCCCTCAGATACGGCGCCGCAGCCTTCTTCCGCTGTTCCGCGGCCTGCGGCGGTAACGGGCTGGCAAAGCACGGAAGGCAGGCGGGGTTTATCAGAAAGAAACACGCTGAGTGGAAAATAACCGTTATCGGCAGCTGCGGATTGCACCTCTGTGTCGTCCTGAGCGTCTGCTTCTGCCTGACAGATAAATGAGGGGCACGGACCGTTCCAGACTCCGGCAGCTTCCGCGGCGCCTCTTTCCGCCGTTCCGCCTTCGGGCTGTCCGGCATGTTCACCGGCCGGATATTCTTTGCGCGTCAAACGTTCCATACTCAGTCTCCAGATCAGGCTTTATTTTCCGCATACAGCGATTTTTCAGAAAAACCGGACGGAACACGGTCACAGCATCCCGCCCGGAAAACCATCGACACCGCACAACCCGCACAACCGCCGCTGTCTGCGCAGGCGCGACTGCGCAACCGGAAGCATCCGGCGATTCTCAGTGCATAATCGATATAGCGGAGCCTCAGTCAAACGGAATCATTCATTTTGCACCATCTGTCAACATATCCGCGCAGGCCGGGCCGTAATTATAATGCCCCGCACCTGTCCATGACCGGTCAAGTCCCCCGCCTGCCCTCCGGTATAATGCCGCAACAACGCCGCAACGCAGCCCCCGTCTGCCGCTGCCGTGCCCGTGCTGTAATTGCAGGGGCCATGCAACATACACAAAGGAAGGAAGGATGCCCTATTCAACAAAAGAAGAGGCCGCGCAAGGCTGGGCAGACATCATTGCCCGTGCCCGCAGCTGCAGCGCAGGCGCCGCCCGCGAAGCCGTTGCCCAGCTGGGCAGACGCGATCTTTTTTTTCTGCTCACGCGGCTTCTGGGCAGAGAGGAGATGTTCAACGACTGGTGCTTTGCCCGTTGTGCCGAAGTGCAGCGGCAGCCGGACGGAATGCTCGACCTGTGGGCGCGCGAACACTACAAAAGCACCATCATCACGTTCGGGCAGAGCATCAGAGACATCCTTAACGATCCGGAAATAACCATCGGAATATTTTCGCATTCCCGCCCTGTGGCAAAAGGATTTCTGGCACAGATCAAACATGAGTTCGAACAGAACCACGCGCTGAAAACCCTGTATCCCGATGTGCTGTACAGCGACCCCAAAAGGCAGTCTCCGCGCTGGTCGCTGGACGGAGGTCTGGTGGTGCGCCGCAGCACCAACCCGAAAGAAGCCACCGTGGAAGCCTGGGGACTGGTGGACGGACAGCCTACGGGCAAGCACTTCCGCCTGCTGGTATACGACGATGTGGTGACGCGCGAGTCTGTCACCTCGCCGGAAATGATTGCCAAGGTCACGGAATGCTGGGCGCTCTCTCTTAATCTGGGTGCGCGGGGCGGCGCATGCCGCACCATAGGCACCCGCTATCATTACAACGACACATACAAAACCATGATGGACAGAAAGGCAGCCGAGCCGCGTATCCATGCTGCCACGGCAGACGGCACGCCTGACGGCCCTTCTGTATTTCTGCCGCAGAATGAACTGGCAGACAAACGCAGACGCATGGGGCCTTTTGTTTTCGGCTGCCAGATGCTGCAAAACCCCGTCGCCGACAGAATGCAGGGATTCAGGGAAGAATGGCTGCGCTGGTGGCAGCCCGGGGCGGCAAGCTGGCAGGCCATGAACCGGTATATTCTGGTGGACCCCGCCGCAAGCCGCAAGGAACAGGCCGACTGGACGGTGATGCTGGTTGTCGGGCTGGGGGCGGACGGCAACTATTACCTGATAGACGGCATACGTGACCGGCTGAACCTTACGGGCAGGGCGGGCGCACTCTTCCGCCTGCACCGCACCTACCGGCCGCTGGCAGTAGGGTACGAACAATACGGCATGCAGGCCGACATAGAATATATGCACACCGAGATGGACCGCCGCAACCACCGGTTCGACATCACGCCGCTGGCAGGCAGACTGGCAAAAGCCGACCGTATCCGCAGGCTTGTGCCGCTTTTTGAAGGCGGAAGAGTCTATCTGCCGCGCGTATGTCCCTTCACCGACAGCGAGGGACGTCAGCGCGACCTGAGCCGCGAACTGGTGACGGAAGAATATCTGGCTTTTCCCGTATGCGGCCACGACGACATGCTGGACTGTCTGGCCCGCATAACCGACAGCGCGCTGGGGGCGCACCCCGCGGTGGACAGCAATGCACAGTACGAAAGCACAGCCAACATGGAGTACCCGCTATGGACATGACCGCCGCAAAACACATGGACAAAAACCGCAGCAACGCCGTGCACAGCGCTCCGGATTTCCGGTTGCTGGTGGCACCGCAGACAGGCAGACCGGCCCCGCCGGAAGCTGTGCGGCTGCAATGCCGTCAGCTGCGGGGCATGTGGCGCGAACTGGAAAAAATGCGGCTTACCCGTACCGTGTTTCACGACGGCTGCATACGCTCGGCGCAGGATTTCATCAGTATGGCCACGTCGCCTGCGGTCTGGTTTTACGGCGTATACGGGCCATCGGACGCGGAACACTGCACCGCACAAAAGCGTGCGGCGGCATTCTTCTGGCTGAATGCATTCTCGGGCCGCACGGCCATGATCCACTTTGCCGTTCTGTACGGCGGGCTGCGTCATGCGGAGCACATAGGCAGACAGGTGTGCGGATTTCTGCTGGGCCGCCGGCGGCACACTGCATGCGAAACCCCGTATGCAGGCTCAGGCACAACGCCCGGCACCGCGCCTCTTGACGCACTGATGGGGCTTACCCCCTGCCGCAACCGGCGGGCCCTGCGTTTTATCCGCAGGCTGGGCTTTATGCCGGTTGCCACGCTGCCGGGGGCAGTGCGTCAGGGTACCGGATACGGCGACGCGGTACTTACCATGCTGACTGCCGCCTCCGGCGCGGCAGACAATATAATGGCGCAGGCAGAAGCCATACCCGATGCTCTTCATATAGACTAAGGTATTCCTAGCCCTGCCAACCAGCCCTGCGGGAACAACATGCCACAATTTCGTCATAGTATACGGTTTGCCGCCCTGCTGGGCACCCTGCTGCTGAGCGCGGTATTTGCCGGCGTGTCAACGCTGGTGGCCCTGTGGGGTACAAACAGCTTTGCCGAAGAACAGGAAAAACAAACCGCTGCCGCCGCCCTGAAGGACACCGTGCTGATAATGGAAGACAGTCTGCGGCACCTCGGTGAACAGGCGCAGCTGCTGGCATGGAGCAACAGGTTGTACAATCTGCTCTACGGCGGAAACTCCGGCACGGCGGAACTGCCTGCCGCCATTGTGGAACGGCCCTATACGGACTTTCAGGCCATTGTACTGCTTGATCAGGAAGGCCGCTTTCTGTTCGGCAGAACGGTTTTTGCCCGCAGGGACGCCGGGGTACAGCCGGACACCCGGCTGCCCGCCCCGCTGCGTGACTATCTGGAAACACTGGTGCCGCGCATTCACAAAGCATCGCCGCAGTCCGGTACTCGCGGGCTGGCGCGCATACACGGCGAACTGCACATGCTGGCGGCTGTTCCTGTGCTGACGGCACGCATGGAAGGCCCCGCCGCCGGCTGGCTGGCGCTGCTACGCAAAATTGACGAACCATACATACAGCAGCTTTCCGCACGAAGCGGGCTGCGGCTGCAGTTGCACGAAAACACCGCGACCGCCCTGCCCGCCCCGCTGGTTGACCTTGCCGCCATCCGGCGGCTGGGCAGTGCCGCCCCGCCGGTGGTCACGATTTATGAAGGCGATACCTACGCCGGAACAGTGCTGCCGGAACTCAAGGAAGGTCTGCCTGTCGCCGTCACCGGCGTGCGCGTTAATTCACTGACACATATAATCCGTCAGATTCTTGCAGAAAATCTTCTGCTCACCGTTCCCGTTGCTCTGGCAGCGTTCATGGCCGGCTTTATACTGCTGGACAGGCGCGTGTTAAAACGCATCAGCAGTCTTGCCTCCGCCGTCCGGGCTTCCGGCAGCGGCGTGCATGCCGCCGTCAGGCCGTCCGGCAGTGAACTGGATGAACTGGAAATGCTGCTTTCGGCAGCCACGGATACCGCCCTGCGCAACGAGCGTGATACAGCCCGCATTATGGATTCGCTTCCTGTGGGGCTTATGGTGATAGACCCGAAAACACGGGCCATCGTATCGCTTAACAGGGCCGCACAGGAGATGCTCGGATTTACGGAGGATGGTCTGCTGGGCAGAGACTGCAGTTCAGTCGTCTGTCTGGCCACCGACGAACCATGCCCCATGCTCGACACGGCCAACCCGCAGCATCACGTCATCAGAACCATGCGCAGAGCCGACAGGACGGAAATCACAGCCCTGAAATCCACCGCGCACATAAATGACGGCAGAAACGACTTTTTTATGGAAGCCTTCATGGACATCACCGATCTGGAGCGTAAATGGCTTTCGCACCGCAACGAAGCGCAAAGGCTTTCCGCAGCCTTTGCAGGGTTGCCCGCGCCGGTAACCATCATGGATTCGGGCCTTTCCATTATTCAGGCCAACAAGGCGTTCTGGCGGATGACCGGCGCAGGACACAGCTTGCAGAACGAAATCACACCGCTGTCCAGATTCATCCATCCCGAAGACCTGCCTTTGCTGGCGGGACTGGACCGGAGCGCATCGGGCGTATCGGGCGTATCGGGCGATGCCGTTGCAGAACTGAAACTGCGCATGGTTGATGCTTCGGACACGGTGCACTTTGTACTGATGCGCATGACGGCAGATGCGGCTCCGCGGACCATCGTATACGAAGACCTGACGGCACGGCAGCATTATGAAGAAGAAAGGATGCGACAGGCCTATACCGACCACCTGACCGGCCTGCCCAACAGGCAGTACCTCTATTCAGCCGGGCTGGAAAAAATGGCCGGCGAAGCCGCTCCGGAACAGTCTGCGGGGCTGTGTCTTATCAACATTCAGGGGCTGGACGTGGCCAACAACGCCGCCGGTCTGGCGGCAGGCGATGCCGTACTGCTGCAGGCCGCGCAGCGCATGGACAAAGCCAGAGCAGCGGACCATACGCTGATACGGTACGGAGGAGACGATTTTCTCATAGTCATGCCTGCCCCCTGCACGGCAGATGCCATGAAAACACTGGCCGAAAAACTGCACGAGGCTTTTGAAACGCCGTTCATGACAGGCGGTACGGAATACACCCTGCAGCTGAGCTTCGGCTTTGCCCTGTATCCGGAGCACGGAGACACGCTGGAAGAACTTATCCGCAGGGCGGACATGGCCATGTGCCACAGCCGGTTTCAGGCTGACGGGCAGTTCTGCCTGTACCACAAATCACTGGACACCCTGC